CTATGGGCAAGATATTTTCTACGTTCCGAGAACGATTGTCAACAAAGATACGGTCTTTGGAGAGGACTCGGATTCGCAATTCGATACTGCGAAACCGATTAGAGCATATGTCAATAATGCTGAAGGATGGGAAGGACAAGGTGAGTTACTTAGCAAATTTGGAGTCCGTATCGAAGACAAGACAACTTTTATATTCTCCCGTGAAAAATTTAAAGAGCATGTGGACGACAGTGTTACGCTTAACGTCGAAGGACGACCAAACGAAGGGGACTTAATATATTTCCCAACAACAAAGCATTTATTTGAAATACAATTTGTTGAAGCAGAAAAACCATTTTATCAATTAGGAAAAGGATATGTTTGGGAATGTCAATGTGAACTCTTTGAATACAGCGACGAAGATCTCGACACAGGAATCGCAGAGATCGATGCAATCGAAGCTGCCTTTTCTAATGCTATTACAGTTAACTTTGCTACTGGAGGCACTGGTGATTTCACAGTTGGTGAGATCGTTGCAGGTGGCACATCTAATGTAACTGCAGAGGTTAAGGCATGGGATTCGACAACTAGACAGTTACAGGTGTTTAATCGTTCAGGCATCTTTACGATCCCTGAGACGGTCACAGGACAGTCTTCTAGTGCAGCTTGGACTTCTGCATCATACAATACACTAAATAATGTTAATACCGCTAACTCTATAGATCAAAACGCTGAGTTTGAGACTTTGGATAACGATATTATTGACTTTACCGAAACCAATCCATTTGGTTCAATCGGATCTACAACTGATACTACAATCTAATGTTAGGCACATATTCATATCACGAAATTTTTAGGAAGACTATCGTTGCTTTCGGAACGTTATTCAATAATATTGAATTGCGTCGTAATGACGAAGTTATGAAAGTACCTTTAGCGTACGGTCCTAAACAGAAATTTTTAGCAAGATTAGATCAAGTTCCCGATCCTACTAATAAGAGAGTTCAAATTACTCTACCAAGAATCTCTTTTGAAATTAATGGTGTAGAATACGATACGCAAAGAAAACTTGCACCTACACAAAAGATTAAAATGGCAAGCAGTTCTACAACAAACAAGAACGTGTTTATGCCTGTACCTTATAATCTTGGTTTTGAATTAGCAATCATTTCAAAAAATCAAGATGATGGTCTACAAATTTTAGAACAGATTCTTCCAATATTCCAACCTCATTTTAACATGGCAGTAAAATTATTACCTGCTATGACTGAGATTAGAGATGTTCCTGTAGTTCTTAACAACGTTGAATATGAGGATGATTACGAAGCTAACTTTACTACAAGACGAGCAATAATTTATACCTTACAATTTACTGCAAAAACTTATCTATACGGTCCAGTATCAGAACCAAAAGTTATCAAGAAAGCAATTACAGATTACTATACAGATACCAATACAACTTCTGCACCAAGAGAAGTCAGGTATACTGTACAACCTAATCCTCTCACAGCAGATGCTGATGATGATTTCGGATTTGGCGAAACTACTGCAGTCTTTACAGACAACAAGAAACGTAATCCTACTAGTGGTGCTGATGAGGCAATTCCATAATGGCAGATCCTTTCGCAGGTCTTAATGATGCTTTTGGAACAGAACCATCTGAACTTCAAAAGCATGTTGATAAAGTAAAACCAGCACTAAAGAAAACCGATAGTGAAGATGTCAAACATGACTATGAGGTATCTCGTGCTGCGTTGCATAGTTTAGTGATGAAAGGACAAGAGGCAGTAGATGGTATACTAGAAGTAGCACAAGCATCTGATCATCCTCGTGCATATGAAGTTGCTGCAACAACTATTAAAAACGTAGCAGATACTGCGGATAAACTAATTGATCTTCAGAAGAAGATGAAAGAGTTAGATGCTGAGGAAAAAAAGAACACTCCATCTACAGTTAATAACACTATGTTCGTTGGTAGCACTGCAGATTTACAAAAGATGTTAAAGCAACAAAAAGAGATAAATAAAAAGGACACGAAATAACAAGACGAGACATGTCAGTTCTAAACGTTTTAAGCACAAATTCCGTTGCAGCAGGTGCAACTGAATATCAAGTAATACAAACAGGATATTACAGAGTTGGATCTACTGCAGGTGCAGCAACTGTATCACTCAATGGTGGTCCTGCAATCACACTTGTTCAGAATGAATTCATTCTTCTCAAAGGTGGTAAACCTGGCCAAGCAAAGATTGTTAAAGCAGTTGATGATTCTACTGCTGATTATATCCTAGGTCATCATATACAGGCAACAGGTGACGCACATCCATTCTCAACTGGTGATTTTATTGCAGTTGAAGATAACAGCACATCACCCGCTATTGATAGTAACTTCCTTTCTGCAGGAACTGCAGGTAAAAAGATTACTTCTGTGGTAGGAAATAAGATCGTAACTGATATCGATTCATCGAGTGCATCAGCAGATTATACTTTTGCTTTCTCAGGTCCTCAAGCAATCGTCAAAAGATGTATAAAGATTGTAGCAGCAACAAGTGCAGTAATAATAGAAGAAGTTCAAGTCGTTGGTGGTTAAGATGCCCGCTGTTAATCAAGAGGCAGAAAGAATAATTAAAGGGATGAAGAAAAATCGTCATCGCTTTAAGAAACTCTATGGAGATCGTGATAAAGAAGTTATGTACGCTACTGCTAATAAGTTAGCACAAAAAGAACAATTAAAAGTTATGTACTACAAAGACTTTATTAATATTGTAGAAGGTAATCCTACTACAAGAATGCTATCTAAAGCAAAGTCAAAGACTACTGGAAACATTTCTGCTGACAGAGGTACGGATGAAAAAGCAAATCGATCAAAACGTAAAGGACTTGAAAAAGATCTTAAGAAGAAAGGTATAGGTTATAAAAAAGGTGTAGGGGAGTATAAATATTCCTCAGGTGAAGGAACAGGACGTGAGGTTTCATACCAAACAAGTCCTGCAAAAGGAATGTCTAAGAGACGTTTCGGTAAGGTCATGCGTCGCCTCGGTAGAAAGCATGGTCAAGAATCAGTCATCACTAAGAAGGCAGGTAAACCTGCTAGACTACATGATACTGAGTCTAAGAAACCATCCAAATCATTTACTCTAGGTAAAGCAAAACCTGGTAAGAATCCATCTGGTCAAGGTGAAACCTCTGGCACAAAAGTCAGAAAAGGTAAACTTGGTAAAACTAACAAACCTGCAATGCATTATGGCAACTAAAACTCGCAACCCATACGGGAAACGTGCTATACTGAAGATGCTCATTAAATCAGTTGCTGAAAAGCAGCGAGCGAAAGCAGGTGTTACAAAAGAAAATAATGAAATTATCGAGAAAAACAAAAGCGGTGATAGTTCTCTCCGTGACTGGTTTTCTAAGAGTCGCTCTTCTGATGGGAAGCCTGGTTGGGTGCAACTCGGTGGTAAATATGCAGGAAAACCCTGTGCCAAACAACCAGGACAAACAACAAAACCTAAATGCGGTTCCAGTAAAATGAAAAGGAACCTAAATAAAAAGGAGGAAGATGCAGCCTTTCGTCGCAAAAATGCCAAAGATCCTAACCCAAACAGAAAAGGAAAAGCAATTAACGTGAAAACAGAATCTACACAAATACACGAAGGCGAAAAAGATGCATGTTACCATAAGGTAAAATCTCGTTATTCAGTTTGGCCAAGTGCTTATGCAAGCGGTGCACTTGTCAAATGCCGAAAGAAAGGTGCAGCAAACTGGGGAAACAAATCTAAGAAAGAAGAATTTGATATGAAAGTAAAAGGATTCCAAGATTTTCAATCAGAATGTTGGAAGACTCATAAAAAAGTTGGTATGAAAATGAAGGGTGGTAAGTTGGTAAACGACTGTCGTCCTAAGAATGAAGCAGTATATACAGGACCTGACAAAGAAGATAGAAAAGTTATCAAAAAAATGGATAACAAAGAGTATGCTAAGAAGTTAGCAGACTATGAAAAGAATATGGATCCTAAGAAACGTCAAGCACTTAAAGATAAAGCAACTAAGGGCATGAAGTTTACTCAGGAAGCAAAAAAGAATTGTTGGCCAGGTTATGAGAAGAAAGGAACCCAGAAACTATTCGGCAAAACGTACAACCGCTGTGTAAAAAAGGAAGACTTGGATCATGTCAGAGAAGCATCAGCAGCATGGACAAAAAAAGCAGGAAAAAATAAGTCAGGTGGACTCAACGAAAAAGGCAGAAAAAGTTACGAACGCGAAAATCCTGGATCTGACCTTAAAGCACCTAGCAAAAAAGTTGGAAACCCCCGCAGGGCATCGTTCTGCGCTAGAATGAAAGGCATGAAGAAGAAACTTACTTCTGCTAAAACAAGTAGAGATCCAGATTCAAGAATTAACAAAAGCTTGCGTGCATGGAATTGTTGATGTATAATAGATAGTAAGTTCTATCAACATCATGAAAGTTTGTCCATCATGTGATTCTAAATGGTTAGAAGGACAGTTATATTTGTCAACAGGAGAGGAGGGATGTCATCATAATCTTGCAGGACTAGTCTGTAATGTTTATGGTGACGATAGTTGTATTAACCCATGTAAAGGATCCACTAGTGGTCAGACATGGGAACATTGGTTAGAGGGACTGTTATAATGGTAAAGATAATTAATAACGCATGCCATCAATCTCTTTTAGATTTTGTATTAGAGACTGCTGCTAATAGAGAATCATGGCATTATAAGTTTCCTATGGATACAGCGTTTCACAATAAACATCCAAAAATGGATATTGTAGCTGATGGTATTATGAAGGATGAATTCCTAGCAGGTATTGCCTCTTCTATTCTAGTGCAGATTTGGGAATTGAATGATAGGAAACAATTTATTCCTGAGATTTTTTATTGTGGGATCTCGATAAAGGATAAACATAGAAGAGATAACATACATGTTGATGATGAAAATAGAACAGATACTATAAAAATTATGGGTATTTTAAATTACGATTGGAATCCAGAAACAATGGGTGGTGGATTTATGCACGGTGGGGTCGTTCATAAATTACGATCTACCGATTTCTGCATATTTGATCCAAGGACTCCTCACGCAGCAGATGAAATTCTCTGTGATGACAAAAGGTTTGCATTGGATTTTTCTGTGAAGAAAACCTAACTACATAGTATACTAAGAGTAAAAAGAATGTTTTTCGCATCAAACCCATCAGTCTACACTTTGCCTGGCACATGGGAATCCCAACCAGAAGTGTTGTTTGACCCAACACTTATGATAATGTCTGCCTCAGTTGTGTTTGCTTCTGCTGCAGTCTTATCTGTTTTAGCAATCAGAAGGAAAAGACGTAAAGTATGATTTTCTTTTCCTTCATAATCTCATTGTTTGCAAATCACTTACCAGTGATGTATGTGCAAGTGCCACAATGGGCAGATGATTGGGCAGTGTGTGCAGTAGATGTGCCTGACGCTAAGTGTCATTGGTATGTCATGTCACCTGACAATACATTTGGTGAGGGTTTTGATTGGGAAGAAGCACCATGGTTCGATGCCACTGGTTTAAATGATGTTGCACCAATGCAAAAAGAAACAGTTGTACAAAAATTACAGCATGGAGGTAAGTAATGCCTGTTTATCGTGACTATGAGATTAGACTTAATCTCAATGAACTAATCGAACAAAGAATTCCAACTTGTGATTTGTTACATCCAGATCACTGTTTATCAGAATCTCAAGTAGCAGATATTGCACATGACATTAATATGGATTTGGATTTACATCCTATCTTTCATCAAATAGATGACCATATTATGAGATATGTAAAGGCAGCAGGGATTCAAAATGACGACCATTGGGTCGAGAAAAAATTAAAAGATCTTAAAGAATGAAACCTACTGAATCTTCCGAACAACTTATTCAACGTTTTACTAAACGTACGATGCAGTTGTCTCAGAGAAAACAAGAATTACAAGAAGCATATGATGAGTATGTAAAGTTAGAAAGAGATCTAACTAGACTTGAAGGTTCTATGCAAGCAATCGAATATGTTGCTTTCGGCAAA